CGATATGGTGTGTCATCAAGGATAGCTCGCGAGGTGTCATAGTAATCATCGGCCATATACAGGCGTAGAGCTTTACAAATTGTAGCACTTTGGTTCCTCCGAGCTCTCAATTTGACGGCAAGATCAACATCGATGCTGAAGGTTCTGTTGATCTTCATCCAATCAACCCCTCTTTGGGCCAGCAATGATTACAAGATGCAACGAAATTGAAGTTCATTGGGCAGTGTTCTGGACGTTTAACGTCAATGACGTTGAAAGCACAGTAAAATGGCTGTTTGCAGCGGGTACATTTGACGCACATAACAATAGGTCGGGGCGATTACTTATGTATGTATCTCGGATTTTGATTTGAATCGGCGTATTCGTGGTACTCCGTACCAAATACCGCCCTTTCCGGCGTAGCTCAAGGGTGGGAAGGCAATAACTACAACTAAGAACTATCTCCTATCATGATAGGGACATGGCCTCAAAAGACAGCTTCTTCATTCGTGCAACCGTCACCCACCCTATCAACACAGCATTTGTTCAGCAAGAGATCGATATTGGCCATGTGGTCGATGCCCTCGGCCAGGCCGTGATGAGGATTCACAATGTATCAGTTGCAGTACGAGATGCCGCCACTGGATTCACCCCAGCGAGTACAGGCGCCGGCACCGATCAACAAGCAGCTTTCCAGCTTACTACAACCAATGAAGCTGGATTGGTATATTCTTCTGATCGAAACGTCATTACAGCTGGTTGTGTCTCCTATGAGATGGCCGGTACTATTACTGGAGCTACTGACCAATCCGACATTCTTCCTCAGCGCTGGACAAACGGCTACATAGTCGGTGTCGACTCCTTGTTCCTTGGATTTGAAACTCGTGGTATGTCTCAAGATACTCGCGTTGATATTGTTATGGAGTGCACCGTAGAGAAGCTCTCACAAAATGCCGCCGTTGCTCTCGCATTGAGCCAGCAATGAGGTGATCCACTTGGCAACTGATGCTGAACGAGCTGAAGCTCTTAGGGCCGCAGCTGATTACCTCGTACAAACGGGGGTAGCTATGACACCCCTCCCAGCTGCGTTGAAACCAGCCGCAGCTACCGTTGCACCTACTGTCGTCGAAAACCTCGCGTTGGAAGTTGCACGGATCCTACAAAATCAAGGCAACCCTATGACACCAAAACCAAAGCGAAAGCGAAAAGCTTCCCAGTATTCTAAGCGATATGGGAAGGCCTACAAGCAGCTGCGAAAGAAGTACAGCACCAAGAAGGGCTCACTTCGCAAGGGTTGGAATCATAAGCGCCTTGTGATCGCTTCCCACAAGCTTGCACGAGGTGGCCGAAAGTGAACCGATACCTTAGGGGAACTATGGCAGCTGGTGAAACTCGCAAGCTATTGATCGATGATGGCGACTTTCAACACGGTTTCATCGTTCACGAACTGTTCATCTCGCCCGTCAACCCATTGGATGAAGCAACATCAGCGGCTACCTCCGCAGTTCTTCACCTGTCAAACATTCCTCCGACGGCGTTTTTGTGGCGGGACCCAACTCAAATCGCATGGGCGGTGTACAACACCAATCCAACGAACACATATTCAGTGATCGCACCGGACAACATTGTTGTTCGCGAGCTATATGTTACAAACCTTAGCTCATCTCAACAGCTCAACTACATGGTGCACATCACTGATCGAACAATGACACCCGCGCATGGTGTGCTGCAAATGGTAAAGGAAGTGACCTACAATGACTGAAGAAGAAACTAAGCTCTCACGACAACAACGCTTTGCACAGTGGCTTATGGATCGGGAAGAGAAGAGAGAAGAGAAAGAATCCAACCTTGAAGGCCTCGTTAGGCTCAATGTTTTGGTTTCTTTTCTTACTCTCGGGCTCGTCGGTGGCTTTGAAACTGTTCAACTTGCTATTTCGATGATACCATATGTGTGATTTACAGCTCTTGATGTGCAAGCTTGCACATGTACAGCTGAAATTAGAGCCTATACGCACTTCTTTCGATACGGAGCTCTGTCAAAACATAACCACGGTCGGCTTTTTCGATCACATCATAGGTAATTCGGGCAATAAATTCAAGCTCACGAGCTTCGCCAACAAACCGAGACTTCTTTTTTGCCAATTTTTGTAAAGCTAAGATTTGACGGGCAAGCTGCCGAGCTTCCCTATCCGTCAATGTTGTGCCGCCTGTGTATCTGTTTCCGACTCTTCTCTTTACCATCATCAAACCTCCCGTTTCAATTCGGCATCGATCACCGCAGACATAGTAGAAGAACAGTCTGTATTTCGTTGTAGGGCGCGTAAAAGGGTCCGATATGGTGTGTCATCAAGGATAGCTCGCGAGGTGTCATAGTAATCATCGGCCATATACAGGCGTAGAGCTTTACAAATTGTAGCACTTTGGTTCCTCCGAGCTCTCAATTTGACGGCAAGA